TGAGAATCTAAATCGTTTCTTTCCTTTGTTAATTGTTAGACAATTGCCATTTAGGGTAAACCCTCCTTGTTTAAAAACAAAAGAGTTAAAACAAGAAGCTCTTTTGAACTTAGGAGGTCGTTTTGCTAACTTTTTGAAGAAGCGATTGTATGCTGAGTCTAACCTCTGAAGGATTTCTTGTGTTGTTTGGGAATGAAGAAGATTTCTTTTAATTCTTTTAGAGAAATGCTTTTGCATTCTGTTTACTGGTATGTATTTCCCAAACAGTTTGTGGTATCTACGTTGTAGGGATAACGCATGATTCCATACAAAACAACATTCTCGAAGCATCTTGTCAAGATACTTCGTTTTCTTTGAATAATATATGTTATATTTGTATGAAATCATTTTTAATTATATTTACAACACAAATATAATGATAACTTTTTGGCATATATCAGAATCAGTTATTAAAAAATACATAGATGATCAAAAGAAGCATTGATCCCCTGCTTAAAAGCAGGGGCTTTACGGGAGATCGTAAATACTTCTCCTACTTTAAATTCCTTCTTTTCCATATTCCCTCCTTGTTTTTAACTGTTGTACCCTTCTTTAATAATCGAATTTCTACCGGTAGATACCGACTGTCGAAGATCGTCATGTACAGAATCTACCGTAGAATACTTGTTTCTGGTTGTAAAAATCACTTCCAGCATCTCCTTGTAATCACCTAAAGCTACTTCGTATCTCGGATCTACTTTGGCTTTTCTTTCGGCCTCGGCATTACTTTTAGCCAGTTCTCGGTCGAGGAGGTCTTCTTTGATTCGGTCAGCAATCATATCAAGTTCTTTTTTAATAACTTCTCCTGCTGCCCGAAGTTGACCTTCTACGTCACCAAGCTGGTCTTGGACGGTTCCTATTTCTTTCTTTAGGCGATCGTATTCGTTAATCATACCCATATCACCTGCATAGCCGGAAAAGTCCTTGATTATTCTGGTTCCTTCTTTAAGGAGTTCAATAACTCGTCTTTTACGTTCTCTGCTTATTAAAGACGGAAGACGATAATTCATATCCGCCACCGCCTTATCATGTATGGAGTTGATTAAAAACATCTCTCTTTCATCTCCTGCAAACTCAGTAAGAACCAAAAGGAACTTACTTATCAGGTATTCGTTTTCTTCTACTGTCAGTCTCATGGTTCTTATTTTTTTTAATACAATGACTGTTCTTCTTTTGTCTCTTGTTCTTGTTCCTGATTGTCCGTAACGTCTTCCACAGTATAGAGCTTGGGCGGCGTCGGCGGCTGGTTGGGGTTCACGAACTTCGTCCCGCCCTCCCCGTACATCCATCCATGCCCCGGCAGAATCTCTGGGTGGATTGTATTAGTAAGCTCTTCCATACTAACTTGCCTTACCTTCAGTATATGATGAAACACCAGTCCGGCTGTCCTGAATGATGTTTTGTTTTCAGTTTTAAACCTATCAAGAGTCTGATACCAATCTTTCCCAAATATCATATACTTATCCAGCCCGTACCTACGAGGATTGTGCAAACCTATCATTAACGTACATAACTGACCCAGCGTATCAGATTGGTAAAAATCAGAAAGACGCGGAGGCTGCTCTTGTGGGCTTTTTATCCTTCCTTCTATCTCTCTGTTGAATTGTGATATGATGAGGAAAAATATGTTTTTATATACTAATTTAGCTTCGTTCATAACCGCCACCAAATCATCTATAGCCGACTTAGGATCTAACCCCATTCTTTTTATCAAAGCAATATGATCGACTTTAAATATTATAAGACGTTTGTCTTTGTGTTTGGTAGCTATATGATACACAGCCGCCTCAAACTCTTTTACCGTACACGGAGCATCGATGTATATTATATTATTCCTGATTTCACCTTGAAGGATTTCAAACATCCTCATCTCTTCCACTGTATTAGAATCTTGCCTTCTTAATATTTCAGGAGCCCGCTTTTTCATATCCTGGCTCATTCTACGAAGAAGAAGATCTTGAGGATTCATTTCGAACTCGCAATTAACAAGAAAATAATCTTCTGCTTGCGGGTTGATCATCGGATTCATCACATTTTCCAATATCTTTTGGGCCACATACGATTTACCTACAGATGGCCGGGCTCCTATGGCAATAGCATGCTGAGGGAAAATACCTCCAAGCAAAGCCTCATCAATATAATCGTATCCGGTTTTAGCGGGGATAAGCTCTCCCCGCCTGTATTTCAAGATATTCTCATACGCCTCTTCCATGACCTGTTTAGAGGTCTTGAATATCCTTCTTATATCTATCCTATTTGCTATCTCCTCGTGCATTTTTGTCACCTTTTGTATCCGATTTGGATCCCCTATTAGCTTTTACTGATTTATACCTAAGACCGTTCTTGGTATGAGAACAATCCTTGCCTTTTCTCCAGCCCTTACCCTTCTTCTTGTCCGTTTCGTAGTTTTTACGACCAAGCTCCCGGCGTTTGGCTTTCTGTTCCGGTCTGGCATTTATCTCCTTGTCTTTTTTAGCCTTTTTCTTCCTGGCTTCGGGATGAGTCCTGTAGTACTCTGTCGATCTACCCATGTGCTTATATTTTTTTTGATGAATAATAGCACAAAGATAGGTAATTCGCGTCCTATTTCAACCTGCCGTAGCTCATATCGGGATCACACCAGACATACCCGTCTTTCTCATCATGAAGATACTCAGGACATCCTCTACATGCACTACTTCCTGACACTATTTGATTGTTTTTATTAGGGCACTTATCTCCAGGTTTATGCCATTCTATTCTCGAACCTGATCGTTCTTTGTTTACATGACAGAACTGAAAGACTTTTCCCATCGTCTTCTCGCCAAACATACCTATATGTGTATACTCTTCCGGTATAGCGAGAAATTCAGATAAATCTTTATACATCCTTTTCCGTTCCTCCGGCGTAGACCATAGTCTGTCAAGTTCGGCATGGACTCTTATCTTAAGAGACCTTAGTGATGGCCCCGCAAGCCGGCCTTTAGCTTTCCCCTTATTTGGCCCTGCTTCATGAACGCCAACATAAGCGTTGCATGGTTTACACATCATAACCATCCCTAAGCCTTTTCTGCTATATATTTTATCGGCATTGACCAGTTCAGTCTCTCTTCCGCAATAAGGACAAATTTCGCCTCTTAAAATCCATTGTTGCCGCACATTGAGTTCCATACCCTATCCTTTTGTTTCTCTTTAAACTTTTCATACAAACTACTTTCAGTTTCCATTTCTGAGATCTCCACCTCTACATCCTCTCTTTTGAAAATCACTTTCTTGGCTGTCGGATACGCACATTTAGAGATACGAATAGCATTACGAATAGCGTAAACAAAATACGTTTCTGGTGACGATTCGATCACCACTACCTCATTTAAAGTGTTTTTGTAATTTTCCATATTATCTGCTTACTTCAATTATATAACCTGGATTATCTTCACACGCTTCTTTATATTCGATAAGAAACTTAAGAAATGAATCATAAGACCCCCATCCGTTTTTCGGCTCGTATCTCAAAAGACTTTTTCTCTTGGAGATCATAATACATATACCTTTTGTAAGTACATTCTTCATCTCATTGGTATATATTTCTCTATACAATTCTTCTGGTCTCCAAACATAATCGTACAGCGTTTCTTTATTTTCTGATACGAATATTCTTTGTGCCATCTTGTTCATGTTGTGGGTGATGTTTGCAACCCATTCACGATCCTCTTCCTTCTTCTTACTCTTAATATAAACATCCAGGCTCATGATATTTTTCCTTTACCTTGTTACTAATTATCAAATCTGCCACATCATCTCCATCTCCTACATTTTCAACATTTTGAAGATAGTCCGATACTTTTATCCTTGACTTCATCATCATTCCATCTATCTTTTTACTCCATGTATCAAATGCTTGTCCTTTGTCCGGAAAAGCTACAGTCTTTCTATCTTTTAAAACATCTATCACTTCCGGCCTTAGATTCTGCAACCCTCCGGTGGCCACAAATAATTCATCTGGTTTATTCACAGCGCATATAATAGCCGTCTTTTCTGATTCCACCAGATTAACCACCTTATCCGGATACTGGCTTAAAAGATGTTCTCCAAACAGGCATTGTCTAAACAAGAAGTCTCTTGCATGCAACGAGTGATAAAACATAACATGAGGCCGCTCATTGTCACCGTCTTTTTCTTTCACTCTTTTTACATCAATCTCATTCCCCTGGCTGTCGGTCTTTATATAAAAGTCCATGATCTTGCCGGTTCTACATACAAAGTCCTTATCTATCTGCCAGAATATACAACATCCTTTCCATCCCCATAAGTCCATTGTTCCGACATGATATCTTCTAAACACGTCAGATACCCTTTCTTTCCCCCATAGAGACGATAAAAATCTAAATACGGTGTTTCTATCGTCTGGACCCACAGTCCTCTCAAACTCGCTAAAAGGTATGTAATTTACAACGTCAGGATTTACAGGAGGACGATAAGCTCTTATACACTTATTTCCCGAAATCCAAAGATCTTTGTCACCTACATCCTTACCGGTAGGTCGTTTATCGTAACCGCAAGTCCGTTCATGATCGCATCTTCCGAACTCGTTTCCAACAACCTGACCTGTTGCCACATCAATATAAGGGGTGAGGCACCGGCTTTTCCCGCAAGCGGGGCAGGTTAGCTTCAGTCGGCTCCTGCCGGGTCTGCGGTCAAGTTGAAACCGGGGTACGTTTTCGTATTTTCTAAAATCAAGCATTTTTAACTCCTCTCATTGCCTCTATGACTCTATCTGCTATAGTTATAGACCATGACACCACATCTGGTACATATACTCCGCAATCTATTTCACCTTTTCTATTTTGTGCTTTAACAAACTCAATAGAATAAGCCTTAATAAGATCGAATCTACGTTGCTCCCAGTCTACATCTTTGTTTTCGTCATTTACAGGAAGGGTATCGAGATAAAAATTTAAACTCTCACTTATCACATTCCCATTATCACCATAGAACTGTATTCTGTCATGGTCGCTTCTTGTAGTTGAGCTACTGAAAGTGATTACGTCTATTATCTCTCCTGTTCTTCTAATTTTTCTTTTCATACTCTTCTTGTATTTCTGACCAATATAGGCATTATTGTTTCGATGGTCTTGCCATATTTCTTATGAGATGCAAGTACACATATTGCATATTTATCTCCTATTTTCAAATCTTTCGATAATCTTAATCTTGAACCCCTTTTGATGTTAATAAAATAATCACCAAAAGGATTGATACATATCGGTTTTACGATTTCTATATAATCTCCTTCAGGAATAACAATATCGTTCATATTATGAATCTTTTAGACATTTCCTCTGCAATATCATACACGACCGTATGATCCTCTTCATTGTACGGCTTATTGATATTCAGCACTCCTTTTCTCACTTTGAACTTCTTATCTTTTCTAAGGTGATTCAACATACCTTGTTGGAACACGCAGTCCGCCTTTTCAAGTGCTATACTGTCTTCTGTCCATTCTTTCAGCGTATATCCTTTGCTGTTCGTGCTTTTTGGAGAAAAGTTCATAATACGTGCATCAATCCCATACCATGCTTTAACCATTCTTCTTTCAGCTTCTAATTGAAATGCGTATGATTCCCATATTCCCCCTGATTTAAAGTCGAGAATAACCACTTCTTCCTTCTCCACTTCTCTTACCTCCTTCTTCGGATCACCTTTTTTAAACTGCCCTGTAGCCCTTTGATACACGGCTCCAAAATAACCTTCTTCTTTGTACTTGAATGTCATTTTAACCATCGCATCTATCGGCGTAGCTACCAAATAGTCTTCTAATGACAATATTCTTTCAATCATCATCGGCTTAACCTTATACTCCGAACAAAACTTAGCAAACTTCATAACTCTGACAATCATATCGTCAAGATCATCTATGCTACCAAAGAATTTGTCAAGATTCTTTTTCGATATCTTCAGCTTGCCTTCTTGCACTGTCTTAACTATAAAACTTCGATTTAAGACCATATCTCTACCTGTCAAGTACAATCCATATAGGTAGTGCATGATCGTTCCCTTATCAGCTTCATACTGCGCCACCTCTTCCGGATTGCGACCAAGCATCTTCATCTCTTGCTTCCATTCCTGAAGTGCGGTCTTATCATCTACATACCCATCTTTGATTAAAGTTGTTACCGAAGCATATATCTTGGCCGTTCCATCATCCATCTTCCTTACATAAAAACGATTATCGTCTAATGTCAATCTTACGAATTTGGGAGTCTCAATCTTCTTCAACTCATCGCAGATATAAAACGGCTCTAACGTTTCCTGATTTTCTGTAAACGGATTCGAATCTTCTTCTCCAGGGTTAGGAGCGGCTTCCTCCGCCAGAGCTTCCGGTTCCTCCTCCTTCTGGGCCTGCTCTGGCTCAGGCGCCGGCTCTTTAACTACTGGAACCTGTCCGCCTCTTTCTGCTATGTCTCTGTTCTTTATTAAAGACATAACCTCCTTCTTCAACTGCTCCGGTGTTTGGTTAGGATCTGATACCGACATCACAACATCGTTCATTCTAAACAACGTATTTCCTTCTCCTTCTACCATAGGCGCAAACCCTAAATCTGTCAATATTTTTATTTTCTCTTTCATGATCTTCCTCTAATCAATTCTTCTTTAATACAATGTAACACTGTTTCCACTTCATCTTTATCTCTATCTTTCACTGCGATAGCTATATCCTTGCCATAATTCTCTCTTTGTATGTGAGCATAAAAGATAGTTTCATCGTCAGCTTCTATTCTTATTTTATAAAGTTTTCTCATATCTGTCAATTATTTCAATAATTAACCTACCTCTTTCTTTGATCATTCCCCTGCTTTCCATATCCAGCACCTTCTTTACCGCATATTTCCACACAAAAGGAAATTCTGTTTCAAGTTTATCAAATTCCATCCGGTCAAGATACATGTCGAATACCGTATGCTCCGATTCATGTAGAAAAACTATATTATCTCTGCAAGTGGCAACCGACTTATATATCCTTTTTGGAAGTATGTGACATACGTTACATACTGTAGGAAAATGAATAGCCCTACCGGTCATAGACATCCGAATACTATTCAGCTCTTCCAGCATAAGACGAAAAAACCCGGATAAATCCGGGCTCTCTAACTTTTTCTTCTTGCTGCTGTTTTTAATGGATGTAATTCTGTTTTTTTTCTTCGGAGTCAACTCTTTGCTCCTGCAAGCCTGGCATAAGCCATGACTTCTTATCATCACTTTTCGTCCGCATCGTTCGCAGACGTATAGCTTCTTTTCCTTGCTTTCCATTCGAATAATAATGATATTATTGAAAAGAACAATCCCGCTGAAGCCAGTAGATAAGGTACGTTCATTAATAATTTAGATACCTCGTCTGTCTTAATCACTATCAGAAGGAAAGCGCCTGCTGAAAGCAATGATATTATCGCCACAACAAGCGCTATGTTGGAAACTACATCAGCCTTACTCTTCACTCTTCTTCTCGCCTAATTTTTCAGCTCCCTTCTGAAGATCGTATTTGAATACGTCAATGATCTTCGTTTCAGCAATAGCTTCGCAATTCCAGTCGCCCAACGTACCCTGCATGCCTTTAGTCAACACAGCTTCGGCATCCTTGGGATTGCCGGCCTGGACATACATATAGCATGGTGTTTTCTTTTCTTTACCTTTCTTTTCATCCAGTGTAATGTAATTCACCTTACACTTATACCAGTACTCAGCCTCTCCGTTGAAGAAGATTTCCGACACTTTAATAGGATTAATTTTTACAACCTCGAAAGAATTGTACAAATCCTTGAAGATCTCCAACGATCTTGATTCTGCCTCTGTGTAAGACAAGGCATCCACTAAATACTTTTCAGTTACTTTCTTTTTTTTGCCGTTCTCGATATTATCAATCTCGGCTTTTACCGTAATTTCAAACCACTTATTCATGTCTATATTTTCATTTAAATTAATCAATTCATTTCCTTTTGTACCATAAAACGTTTACACCTTGATAATTTCAACTTCTTATATGTGACATCCTTCTGGTTTTCACCATCAATATCTCGAATATTAAAACTACCGGTTTTACGCCTTGCAAATATAAAGTAATAACTGTTTTCAAACATAACCCTATCAAACAATCGGAAACCAAAAACTTCAAAAGGAGATTGATTTAACCTTTTGATTCCACCTTTTTGGATCTTTTGTTTATGAATTTGACGATTATGTCTTCTTACTAATCTTATTTTATAATAATAACCTAACCTTATAGCATCAAAGTTTTTAGAAATAACAAAAGCATCGGAAACATGAGATTTTTCAATGCCATGTTTAATCCTATTGTATTTTGTAACATAACCGAAGGTCATAGAAACTATGCCATATTTAGATTTTAGCTCTTCATGCAATCTCCATTTCATGATTCCCATTACGGCTGCATCGCGAAGCGACTTGCCTCTTCTAATCTTTAAATCTATATTGCCTTTATGGTATTCTTTATGACAAGTTTCACATAAGGTAATAAGATTAGAAGGGGAATCACCTCCCGTTTTTCGGGATTCAATGTGATGAACATTAAGGATATTATCTTTTGATTTTCCTTTACAATACTGACATTTATGCCCATCCCTTGCCAAAACATACTCTCTAACATTCCAAAAACCAAGTTGATCTCCTTCCTGATATTCTTTACCTGATATATTAGGATTGTTAATTTTCTGAGTATCAAATTGAGCTACTTCAATAACAATACGAGATATTGGAAGTATAGAACAAACATTGTCAATAACACGAATATGGGCGTCTATTTTGTACTTCACCGAAGGTGCTACCCATCCCGGACGCTCGCTTTTTACTCTGTTATCGAAACGAGGTTTTCTATATCTCAATCTATTTCGTCTCGTTTTTCGTAGCTCTCTTCTGGTAGACAAAAGATCTACAATGTCATTTCTGAGAATAACTTCACTGCTGTAAAGTTCTTTGCTTTTCGTCGTAGCCGATAAACCAACATGTTTAGTACCAGCATCAACGCCTAACACAATTTGCTGTTTGTAATCAGATGTAACGTACGTTAATTTGATAGTAAACGGACATAGGTTTACAACGATTGCCTTTTTGTCTTTAAGCAGTCTCCTAACCTTTCCATACCTTGTTGTAGGCATCATAGGTTTGCCATTTATGTCCTGTACGTACACCATATCTACAAACGTTTTAATGTTTATTCAACATAAGTCAGAGTAAAACTCTGTTAGTACCCATTGCCAATGTTATTTAAGGTTTTTTGTAAGCAACACTATAGCTCGAATACAACCATTGTTTAATCACTTACCTTAGAGCTACGAACTTTGGTAAACATCCGTAGGTAACTATCTATTCTTAAATAACGTAGTGTCTGTTTCAACACTTAGGCTAATAATCGGAATGGCTTTTGGCTATTATACATAATACAATACAAATTGGTTATGATTTGTATGAGTTATGCATTATTCGCAATTATTTACTATCGTAGCTACGAAATACTTACACCCCTCTAAGTGCGTTAGGGCTTCAATCATAGCTTCTTTTATCTCTTTTTCTTCCATTCTGTTTTTTTT